GCAATGCAGTACTAACAGGGGATGCAGATGCAGATAAAGGTATTAAAGCAGCAGCAGGACAAAGTGTAACTAAACAAGCTCCTCCGGAATTTATGAAGAAAGCAGATGCACCAACTCCGGACTTTGAACTTGTGGGACGCGGAAATCCTGATGACGGAAACTACCAACCTGGGCTAACAACAAATCAAATTAAAGCTTTAATGGTACAAATTGGTTACGCCGAAAGCGATTGGAACTCGGAATTCAAAACAGCAGGACTACTGGGACGCTATGGTATTAACGGTATCTTGTTAGCTGAATACGGTTACATCAAGCCAGACTATTTGAGAAAATACAAAGCAGATTGTATTAACCAGTCTGGGGCATGGACTGGCAAAGAAGGTATTAACTCCGCAGCAGATTTCTTGAAATCAGTCGGGGTGCAAGATGCTTGTATGGCAGAATTTATACAAGATTCGTTTAAGCGTCTAACCACAAGTCGTGGCATTGACTTTAAAGACAGCATCTGTGCGGCTGCTGGCATGATATATGTCTCGTACTTCTTCAAAGAAGAAACACAGCTATTTGGTAGCGATGTAAACGCAATGGTGCTTGCAGCTAAGACCTGGCGCACAGACAACACCGGCACCAATTCCGCTAAACAAACTCCTATTGACTCATACAATAGAGGACGTTATGCAATTGATGTGTTAAGTGTTGCTGGAAATGCAGCCGGGGGCGGCAGCGGAGAACAATCCGCAACAGCTGATTCGGACACCGGAATTAACCCAGATGACATCTTTAATTATTTCCCGCCTACTGGTAGACGTGCTGACTTTGACAAGTTGTCTACAACATTTAAGAATGCTATTCTACGAGCAGGACAGGAGTACAAGCAGAAAACTGGCAAGAAGATTAACTTGGCTAGCGCATACCGTTCTCCTGAAGAACAAGAACGCATTTATGCTACTTGGGTAGCAGCAGGCGGCGGCCCAGGTGTGCCAACTGCTGGCGGTATTACTACACCAGCGTTGCCATTAAGCAAGGGCGGCAAACTAAACGCACACGGCAATGGTGTTGCTGTTGATATGGGAGCCCAGGCAGCTGAAATGGCTAGCGTAGTCGATTTAGCCAAATATGGGCTACGATGGGGTGGAACATTTAGCACACCGGATAAAGTGCATATTCAGCTTGCTAGCTTTGTTCCTGGCGCTAAAGCGTAATAAATACTATTATGGCAATGTATCGCGGATTCAGTACAATTGGGCAGTCTAAGAAGTTTAGAGCCACAGACGCGGCTCTAATTAAGCAAGACTTGATTAACCACTTTAACATTCGCAAAGGCGAAAAGCTAATGAACCCAGATTTTGGAACTATTATCTGGAGTTTGTTATTTGAGCCGATTACCAACGATGTTAAGCAGGCTCTAGTAGCAGACGTTAACACTATTCTCAGTTACGATCCGCGCATAGCAGTTAGCAACGTTACTGTAAACGAACAAGAACACGGGCTACAGATTATTGTTGAGCTAACATATATCAACAATAATCAAAGTGACCTGCTGTTAATGAATTTCAACAAAGAAAGCCAGAAACTTACCTACGCTTAATAATAGCCGTTTTTGTATTGCATAAATACTAAAACAAGGTATATCTATGGCTCTAACTACTCGTCAAACCAATCTATTAGTCCAACAGGATTGGACTAAGATCTATCAGACATTCCAATCGGCAGACTTTACAAGCTACGATTTTGAAACCCTACGCAAGACAATGATCGATTACTTGCGTACAAACTATCCTGAAGATTTTAACGACTTTACTGACAGCAGTGAATACATTGCCCTAATTGACCTTATTGCATTTATGGGCCAAAGTCTTGCTTTCCGCGCAGACTTAAATGCTCGTGAAAACTTTATTGATACAGCACAACGCCAAGACAGCGTGTTTAAGCTGAGCCGCTTAGTTGGCTATAGCCCGAAGCGTAACGTAGCCGCACAGGGCTTGTTAAAGATTGACAGCGTGTCTACTACTGAGCAGGTATTTGACAGTGACGGCACCGACTTAACCAACTTGATTATCAGCTGGAATGATGTTGGTAACGAAAACTGGTACGAGCAAATGGCTGCTATCTTAAATGCAGGCTTGGTAAACAGCCAAGTTGTTGGTAAGCCGGGTAGTACAAGCACAGTTAACAATATTCAAACAGATACATATAGCCTTAGCATTATCCCTAAACAAGTACCTACATACGGCTTCTCTGCAACAGTTGAGAACCGTACTATGGCATTTGAAGCAGTTAGCGCCAGCACAACAGGCGAAGATTATATCTACGAACCAGGCCCAACTCCTCGCAGTATTTTTAACATTCTGTACCGCAATGACAATCTAGGTAACAGCAGTAACAACACTGGTTTCTTTGTGTTCTTTAAGCAAGGCACATTAAACAAATATGAATTCAGCGTTAGCGATACTATCCCTAATCGTACAGTACCTGTAAACTTCAGTAACATCAACAATACCGATACTTGGTTGTATGGGGTAAATGCGTCTGGTGTAGTTAACCAGGCATGGACTAAAGTTGCGGCAGTAGCAGGAACAAACGTTGCCTACAGCCAAACAGCAGATCGTTACATATATCAAATCAATACTCGAGCCAATGATCAAGTTGATCTAGTCTTTGGCGACGGAGTATTTGCAAACATCCCACAAGGTAATTTTACGTTCTACTATCGTCAGAGCAACGGACTGAACTACAAGATTACTCCTAACGAAATCAGCAAAGTTAATATTCCGATTTCGTATGTTAGCCGAACAGGTCGTGTTGAAACGATGACACTAACTGCTAGCTTACACTACACAGTTACAAACAGTAGCTCTGCAGAATCTCTTGCAGACATTCGCGCAAACGCACCACAACAGTACTACACACAGAATCGTATGATTACTGGTGAAGACTACAACATCCTGCCATTCAGCTTGTTTAATACAGTTGTTAAAGTCAAGGCAGTAAACCGTACTAGTAGTGGTGTTAGCCGTTTCTTGGATGTACTAGACGTAACAGGCAAGTACTCTAGTACAAACATTTTCTGCGATGATGGTTACCTATATCGCGATACTAACGCCGGTGATCAGTTTAACTTTACTTTTGAAACAGTCGGCGATGTTAACGAAGTAGTATACGACCGTATCCGTCCTATCCTCGGTTATCAAAAGCTAACCCACTTCCGTTACAATACTACACCACGTTACGATGTTACAGACAATAGTGGCGGCACAGCCACATGGAGTAGCCTAACTAATATTACTAATGCCAGCACTGGTAATTTAGTAGATTCGTCTGGTACTGCACTGAGCATTGGTAAAGGTCTAGCAAGTGCTAGCACAAATCGTAACTTAATTGACGTTGGCGCAATGATTAAATTTACCGCGCCCACAGGTTATTTCTTCTCTGCACAAAATACACTAAAGGCAGGAACACCACAATACCAAGGTGAAAAGGCATATATCTATGCCGCAGTAATGGCAGTTAATACCACAACTAGAGCTGTTACTATTAACCAACATATTCCTACAGGCGCTATTGCAAGCAAGGTAATTCCTATGCAAGCAACAGATTTTTCTGCAGACAGCAAGTCTACGCTATTAGCTGACGAAGTAACAGGTATTCGTTTATCGTCTTACATTCGATCTTACACTAGCTTCGCGTTACGCTATGATTTGCCAACACAAACTTGGCGTTTTGTTACAGCAACAAACATCAGCAATGCTGACAACTTTAGCTTAGACTACGCCGGTGACGCAACAGGTCGTGCGCTGGATGCCAGCTGGTTGATTAAAGTTACATACAACAACGATGCATACACAGTATCGTATCGTGGTCTGAATTACATATTTGAATCAGTTGCAGAAACCACATTCTACTACGACACAAATGTTAAGGTTTATGACAGTAAGCTAGCAAGAACTCTAAATGACAAAATTACAGTTCTAAAAATTAACCAAGGCCCAGATAGTCTTGCCCCAATTGGACAAGATATTGATTGGCAAATCTACGAAAACATTGTTAGTAGTGATGGTCACCGTGACCCTACCCGAGTACTAATTACTTTCCCTGATAGTAATAGCGATGGTGTACCAGACGATCCTGACTTGTTTGATACTGTAGTTAATCCTGCTGTTAACGCTAGTAAGAAACTGGTATTCTTTAAGCAAGTTACAGACAATAACAATACTGCATTTACCACGTTAGAGCCAGTTGATTTAACAACGGTTGTAACGGATTATGTTACACTAGGTGACATCAAATTACATGGCGATGCGTATGTTCCTGGGCAATTGTTCTATGCTGTGGCTGAAAATAAATTCTACAGTTTAACTAGCACCAATCCTACTGTTATTAGTAGCGCATTAACAAACTACTATGCTTATACAGGACGCCAAAAACTAAGCTTCCAATATCAGCACGTAAGTCCAAACAATCGTCGCATTGACCCAAGTCCAAACAACATTATGGACTTGTATATCCTTACTAAAGATTACTCAGCTAGCTACGCTAAGTGGGTACAAGATACCAGTGGCAAGGTCTCCGAACCTTCGGCACCGACTAACGAAGAGTTGTCTAGCGCATACAGTACACTAAGCAACTACAAAGCTCTAAGTGATACTATTGTTTACAACCCTGCTAAGTTCAAGCCGCTATTCGGTGACAAGGCTGATGCAAGCCTACAAGCACAATTTAAAGTAGTTCCTAACCCTAACATTGTTACCAGCGAAAGCGAAATCAAGAGTGCAGTTGTTGCGGCAATCAATACTTACTTTGATATTAATAATTGGGACTTTGGCGAGTCGTTCTTCTTCTCAGAATTGAGTGCTTACCTACACCAAGCCCTAACACCGATGGTGGCAAGTATCATTATTGTTCCAGCTGACCCACGTATTCAATTTGGTGCTATGTACCAAGTTAACTGTGATCCTAACGAAATCATCACTTCTGCTGCGACAGTAAATAATGTACAAGTGATTACATCTATCACTGCAAATCATTTAAACCAAACAGTAACCAGCGCACAAATCGGAATCTAATAAATGGCCGCAACTAACACAATTAAGTTTTTACCTTCGATCTTCCAAACTGACACAAACAAGAAGTTCCTAGGTGCAACGTTAGATCAGTTAACAGCAGAAGCTGACTTACAACGAGTTAACGGCTATATTGGTCGCAAGTTTGCTCCAACATATAAAACAAACGATAACTACATTTCTGAGCCAACTACAGATCGCCAGAATTATCAACTTGAGCCGACTGTAGTTGTACAGAATAAGCAAGCTGGTACAGTTGATCTGTTTAGCACGTACATTGATATGATTCAACAGATCGGTGTACTTGGTGGCAATACTAAAAATCACAGTCGCTTGTTTGCAAACGAAAGCTACACATTTGACGGCTTGTTTGATTTTGACAAGTTTGGTAACTACAACGACTACTACTGGTTGCCAGATGGCCCACTAGCAGTTGACGTATATGCGGGCACAGTTGACCCTGAAGAAACTTTTGCAGTTACACGCAATCTAGCAGCCTCTGGTTACAATTTCTCTACTAGAGGTTCGGGTGCTAACCCAGTGCTTACACTAGCACGTGGCGGCACGTACAAGTTTAACTTAAACCAACTTGGAAACAAGTTCTGGATTCAAACTGAGCCTGGCCTAAGCGGTACTAAGTCTACACAATCAAAAATCAGTACACGTAATGTTTACGGCGTTCAAAACAATGGTGCAAGTATTGGTCAAATCACCTTTACTATTCCTAAGAAGGATGCACAGGACGCTTTCAGCAAGATGCCACAAGTAGCATCTGTTGATATTGCTACAGCATTTAGTTACAACACCGTGCAGAATCAAATGTTAAGCGTATTGATGGCAAATCATCCTGACGCATTTGATAGTGTTATTACTGATCTTAATAAGAAGACTGTAATTTTTATCAACGACAACCAAGACGATACATTCTGGGAAACACCTGGTGTATTTGATAAATTTGACGAAGGCTTTGATGAAAAGTATTATGATGCAGGCGAAATTGTAACCGCAGAAGATCGTCGCGGAGTATGGACAATTGAGTTGCACCCTGTAGAGAACGGCGACTACTTAGTAGTACTGGTGCCAGAACAAGTAATCAATACCAATGAACGTGTTTACGTTAAAAGCGGTATTGACTATGCAACTATTGAATTCTATCTAGCAAGCACAGGCTTCTACAAACAAGTTCCGTTTGTTACAAGTACACTAGACGAACTGTACTACCAAGACGGCACAGACGAAAATCTATTTGGTATTATTAAGATCGTTGACGCTGATGGTTATACAATTAACGTAGAAAATGATATCATCGGTAAGACTTCTTATCCTAGCCCTAACGGTGTTACATTCACCAATGGTTTAAAAGTTCGCTTTGATTCAACTGTTGAGCCGGCAGCTTATAAAAATAACGAATACTATGTTGAAGGTGTTGGTAAAGCTATTCGCTTAGTTAAAGCCGCAGATTTAGTAACCACTGAAGCATACGCATCTGCTGGTATTACAACGCCTGACTATATTACTATCAATCGTGATAGTATTGACAGTAACGCATGGAGCCGTAGCAACCGTTGGTTCCATGTTGATGTAATTAACGCCGCAGCCGCTTATAACAATACAGTAGCATTGCCTGACCAAAATTTACGTGCTCAACGTCCTATCATTGAATTTGAAGGTCACTTGCAGTTGTTTAACACTTGCCGTGTTGCAAAAGCACCTGTTGATTTGCTAGTCAATGGTAGCTTAATCACAGACGCTATGAACTCTGTTGAAGGTGCGCTAATCGGAGATGCCGCATCTGTAGAAATCAATGGTGTATCATTTGCTAACGGATACCGTGTTGTATTTGCTGATGACTTTGACCCAAGTGTACGTAACAGTATCTATGTTGTGCGTGTAATTGATGTAACTGGTAACTTTGGTTCTGCAGGAACTACTGACCGTGTGCTACATCTTGAACTAGCAGATGATGCAGTAGTTGAAGAAGGACACGGCATTAATGTTACTAAAGGCGCAAACGCAGGTCTAAACTTCTGGTACAACGGGACAACTTGGAAGCAAGGACAGCTAAAGTCTAGCGTTAACCAAAACCCATTATTTGATATCATTGATGGCAATGGCCGTAGCTTAGGAAATACCACATACTATCCAGTTAGTAGCTTTGAAGGTACAGCTATTTTCTCATACGGCGTGGGTACAGGATCTAATGACAAAATCTTAGGCTTCCCACTAAGCTATAGAAACTTTAACAGCATTGGTGACATTCAGTTTGTTAACAACTACGACACCGAAACTATCACTTATGCGTCTGGCCCAAGTACAGTTAGCGTTCCTGTTAACTATAACTTCCTACGCCAGAACACAAGTCTATCAGAATACAACAACAGAAATATCTGGACAAAGAATACAGAACAAACTAAACAGTACCAAGTATTCTCATACTCGTATACTGGTGAGTCAAACTATTTCCCAATTGACATTGCAGAATCTGCAACTAACAAGGTACCTTATACAAAGGTATTTGTAAACAACAATTTACTAAAGAGCACCGACTATGAATACACACAAGTTGGTGTACGAATGGTTATTCGTATCGACTACACTCTGCTAGCAGTTGGCGATAAAGTTGACATCTTAATCTACAACGCCAGTGCCACAAGTAAAATTGGTTATTACGAAATTCCTAATAACCTAGACTTTAACAGCAAGAATGCAAACTTTTCTTCCTTGACGCTAGGCCAAATTCGTAACCACATCAAGACCATTGAACAAAATACAACACTGGCAGTCGATGCTGGAGCAAACTTCAGTGGCTTGCGTGACATTGTTTACAAGAGCAATGGTGGTAGTATTGTTCAGCAATCTGCTCCTGCATTGTACAGTAACATTTTCTTAACTGATAAAACTTTAAACTTTGCACACAGCTTGGACTTGGCTTCAAGAGAGTACACACGTTTTAAGAACAAGTTCTTAGAGTTAGCTACTAAGATAAACGATATTGACTATAATAATATTGCCGGCCTAGTAGACCAGATCCTAAAGAGCATTAACACTATTAAGAACAAGACTTTCCCTTGGTACTATAGTGACATGGTTCCTTACGGGGACAACCGTAACGTTATCAATTACAGCGTTATTAACCCGTTCCAGAAGCAGTATGAAATTACTGAAGTGTTTAATGACACAGCACTAAGCAATAAGAGTGTTCTAGTTTATCTAAACGGGACACAACTTGTTAACGGTGTTGGATTTACATTCCCGCAAGATCGTAGTGCTATTATCATTGACAGCAGTATCACTTTAACTGCCGGTGATAAGATTGTGATCCACGAATACCATGACACTGATGGCAGCTTTGTTCCTGAAACACCAAGCAAGCTTGGACTATATCCTAAGTTTATCCCTCAGCGTTTTGTAGACGACAGCTACTTGACTCCAGTTGAAGTTATTCAAGGACACGATGGTAGCGTTACACCAGTCTTTGGGGACATCCGTGATGACTTGTTGTTAGAACTTGAAAAGCGAATCTACAACAACATCAAGATTGACTACGAAACACACATCTTTGACTTGTACGATCACTTACCTGGTAAGTTCCGTGACACTGACTACAGCTTAAACGAATTCAACCAGATCCTTGGTAACCGATTCCTACGTTGGGTTGGTGACAACAAAGTTGACTACAGTACAAACAAGTACTTCAACGGAAACAACCCATGGACATGGAACTACAAGAAATTTAAAGACCGCTTGTCTGGCGAAATGTTACCAGGCACATGGCGTGCTATCTTTAGTTATTTCTTCGACACATATCGTCCTAATACACATCCATGGGAAATGCTAGGTTTTGGTAAGAAACCTACATGGTGGGAAGGCCGTTACGGTGCCGCTCCGTATACCGGTAGTAACACATTATTGTGGGATGACTTAGAAGCAGGTTACATCCATGCTGGTACTCGTGCAGGCATTGATACACGTTTTGCTCGTCCAGGGCTAAGCCAAGTTATTCCAGTTGACGATTACGGTGATTTACTAAGTCCTGAACAATGGGCAACTGGAACATTTGACAGCTTAAAAGCCAACAGCAGTTACAGCGTAGGCGATCAAGGCCCTACAGAATTTGCATGGCGTAACAGCAGTAGCTTCCCGTTTGCTATTCAGTATGCACTTGCTTTAAGTAAGCCTGGATACTATTTTGGTAGCCTAGTAAACATTGACCGTTACTACCGCAACACAACCATTGACCAACTAGTTAACGCTACTACTCACCAACGTATTACACCTACAACTATTGTTATTAACGGTGACACTACATCCGGTACTACTGTTCGCACAGCTGGTTACTTAAACTGGATCAGAGACTATGTGTTAAACTTAGGCATTGACCCAGTTGCAAAAATCCAAGAATACCTAAACTCTGTTGACATCCAACTTGGTTATAAGGTAGGTGGGTATACAGACAAGAAGTTTATCGAAGTTCTTGCTGAACAAGGTAGCCCAACTAATACAACTAACAGCATTGTTATTCCAACTGAAAACTATAGCATTCAGTTGAATCAGTCTACACCACTTCGCAAGGCTGTTTATAGTGCAGTTACAGTACAAAAGACAGACAATGGATATACAGTAAACGGATATAATCAAAACAATCCTTACTTTACAATTATCCCAAGTCAGGCAAACAATAATTACTACACTATTTCTGCACTAAATCGCAGAGCTATTGTTTATAGAGATTACCAACGTGTTAAATTAACAGTCCCATACGGATATGAATTTACCACACTCCAAGAGGTTGTGGACTTCTTGATCAGTTATGGACGTTATTTGGTTTCGCAAGGTTTTGTGTTTACTGACCAAGACGAGCAGCTAGGAGAGACACGTAACTGGGCATTAAGCGCCAAAGAATTCTTGAACTGGAGTCAGCAAGGCTGGCAACCTGGTAGCATCATTGTACTAAGCCCAGTATTTGACACATTAACAAATGTGCAAGCAGATGGTGTAATTAGCAAAGTTGAAAACACACCGTCTGGCACAAAAGTATTAGATCAAAACAGCAACTTTATTAAAAACACCCAATTCAGCGAAGTGCGTACAGGCAATACATTTAAAATTAAATCACTTGATGGCCAGACTATTTGCTTTGCAGATTTAAACGTTGTTCAATTTGAACATGTTGTGCTATTTGATAATGTTACAGTTTTCAATGATATCTTGTATGTACCAGAATTAGGTAACAGACAATTCCGTCTAAAACTAATTGGCAGCAAGACTGGATCGTGGACTGGAGCATTTAATCCTCCTGGTTTTATCTACAATAACGCACAAGTTGATGCATGGCAACCCGGTGTTGACTATTTGCTTGGTAGCATTGTTGAATACAAAAATCAATACTATACTGCATTAACTAATATTGCAGGAGCCGCATCATTTGTACAAGATAAGCAATGGCGCTTGATTAGCTCTTCTGAGGTTAAAACTGGCCTATTGCCCAACTTTGCATACAATGCAACTAGATTGCAACAGATCTATGACGTTGACAATTTACCAGCCGATTCTACATTTGAAGGGTACGGCACAAGTTTAATTGGTTTCCGTAAGCGTCCTTACCTAAGCGAATTTGGCCTAGACGAAACAAGCCAAGTTAAGTTCTATCAAGGTTACATTAAGGAGAAAGGTACCCTTAATGCTATCACAGGTTTAACTAACGCTAAAGTTAATGACTTAACCAGTGACATTAATATCTACGAAGAATGGGCATTGCGTGTTGGCGAGTATGGTTCTATGACCAGCGACCAAGTAATTGAAATGGTACTTGACGAATCCGCACTTACTGCTAACCCAAGCCCAATTGAATTCTTAAACAGCGGAGACGCAGACTCTGCGGCCGGCGTAATTGGATATCGTCCTGTTGATTTATATCGTGCTCCTGCAGGTTACAAGAAGGACTTGTTCTTTAACCGTTCTTCAACAACTGAAACTATTAACGATATTTTAACAGCAGGTTACGTAAACCTAACTGATGTAGATAACACTCTGTTTAGTTTTGAATCTTATACTAATTTAGATGAGTTGTTAAACAACATTGGACCTGGGTACTACATCTGGGTAGCTAAAGACTATGCGAGTGACTGGAACGTTTATCGCATCACAGAGACGCAGATCAACGTAACAGCAATGACATACAACATCGACAATTTAATGACTGTTGATTTTTCGTTCCCACCAGACCTAGCAATTGGAGACATTTTTGCTGTTAAGGGATTTGATTCACGTTTCAATGGCTTCTATCAAGTGTATGCATTAAATGGACGCACTAGCGTACAGGTACAGATTCCTGCAAGTACAACTATAGCAACTGCAAATCGACTTGCAGATATGAAAGACTTGAAGTCTGTAAGCGGTTACGGTGTATTCTATAAATTACAATCTGCACGTCTGTCAGACATCACCAATGCCAATGGCATCATCCCGTTAAACGGATGGGAAGAAGGTGATAAGCTATGGATTGACTCAACAGACCGTGCAGGTAACTGGGGTGTTTACAATAAAGTTACAGCATGGAATCCAAACAAGAAAGTAACTGACGAAGCAGTTAGTAAAAATGCAGCATTTGGTTCTAGTATTACTAGTAACCAATTAGCAAATAACTTCTTTGTTGGCTCACCTGCGTATGCAAACACTGATGGCTCTACTGGTGTTATTAAAACATTCTCTAGAGTAAGCGGTGGCGAGATTACTCAAACCAGTAAATTTGATCCAAGAGCAAATACCGTATCTAACTATGGCGCCTCAATGAGCGCAAGTGACTATACACTTGCTGTTGGCGCCTCTACAAGTAATAGCAATGAAGGTTATGTATATGTACACAACCTAGCTACAGCAACTTTACAAATTATCCGTTCTAATGTTGCGGCATCTGGCAATTACTTTGGTAATGCAGTTGCACTAAGTGGCGACAATGATTGGCTATATGTTGGCGCACCCGGGGCCAATAGCGTATTTGTATACCATTATGATGGCACGCCAGAGTCCAAGAGTAACACAATCACCTACACATCTGATACAGTTTCAGATACATATACACTAAACTACACTCCGGTTGACAAGTATGCGTTACAGATCAGCGACTTGTATAAGAACTATGTAGTCGACATTGACTACACTTTAAGTGGTAGCACAATTACATTTACTCGTCCACCGATTGCCTACACAAAGGTAACAATTAACCAACGTCCTTATTACAAGAACACCGGAACAGTTATCATCCCTGCAGACATTACTGCTGGGGATAAGTTCGGCGAATCTGTAATTACTACAGATAACGGACGCGATCTGTTTGTTGGTGCACCAGGGCAGTCTAGTTCTGCTGGCGCAGTTTATGCTTATAAACTATTTGAAGAATCATTTAGTAGTACGCTGGACAACTTATACACCGCTACATACAATTTTGGTACACTAACCAAAGTCTATGTTGATGGAACCTTACAAGACTCATCGGTATACACCGTTACATCTAGTACACGTTTAAGTTTTAATACTCCATTAGCATTAGGTCGTGTTATTACAATCGTTAGTGATCAGTATGTATTAGTACAGAAGATCACAGAAGCTGGCGGAGTAGCTGATAATAAATTTGGCCAACAGTTAGCTACAGATCACATTAACTCATCGTCTTTATATGTATCTGCCCCTGGCAAAGCATTTGACAACGGACAAGTTGGCGCTGTTTATCGCTACACTAATTCAGGCAAAGTACTTGGCTCTGTACTTGCAGAAAACCTACCCGACTATGTTAAGACACTGGTAAGTAGCGGCACAACATTCAATAGTAATATTGGCATTTACGTCAACAGCTATTATGTTGATCTAAGTAGTGCCATTACTACATTTGTTGATGACAGCACAGGACTAACTGTTTCGGGTTACGCTGATCCAGCAACTTGCGTTAGCTTAATTAATGCGGCCAAGATTCCAATGGTTACAGCAAGTACTACTAGCGAAGGCTTTATTAAGATTGCTAGTAGCAGCCTATCTGAAAATCGTAAACTAGACATTAGAACAAATGGATCTAACTTCTTTAGTCAGACTGGCATTTCTGTATTCAACTTAGACCAGATTATTTCTCACCCAGCTGGTTCAATTGGCTCTGGGTTCGCAAGTACTGTTAAGTTTAACGTCGAAACTAATACTCTGTTAATAACAAGCAACGCTGATGACGTATACTATCTGTCAGAAATTGACGGCGGAACAACTACATTCGATCAGTCTTCGACACGTTTAATTGACACAGTTAAGCGCACAGGTTCTGTTTACTTGTACGAATTGTTAAAGAATGTAAACACTGGTACTATTAATACTGGCACAATGAGCTATGTACAGCATATCAAGTCTAGCTCACTAAAGAGCAATGACCAATTTGGTTTTGCAGCCGATATCAATAAGGATTTAATCTTAGTTGGCGCACCCGGCGACGACAGCATTGTTAACAACGGTGGTGCAGTTTACGCATACGACAATCCAAACTATACTGCATCGTGGAGTTTAATCAGAACTCAAAGTGATAAAGTTGATCTGGATAATATCAACAAGATGTTCTTGTTTAATAAGAACTCTCAAATTATTACAGCAACACTAGACTACATTGATCCAGTCAAGGGCAAGATCTTAGGCATTGCCGAACAAGATATTGACTTCAAGACTGCACTTGATCCTGCAATCTATAATGTAGGTAGCAACGCAGGTTCAGTTTACAATTCCAGCTACCACTGGGACGAGCGCCAAGTTGGTAAAATCTGGTGGAAGCTTGACAATTTGCGTTACTTAGATTATGAGCAAGACGATTTAATCTATCGCAGTAACAATTGGGGTAAGACATTCCCTGGTAGCGAAATTACTGTTTGCGAATGGGTTGAAAGCAAGTACCCACCATCGCAGTATGACGTACAGGGCGGTGACGGTACACCGTTGTTCATGAACACATACGTTGCCAAAACAACAGTACAAGCAGGCGCGATTGTGACTATGTACTACTTCTGGGTAACGGATAAACAAAACGCCCCAGAGAACAAACGTTACAGCGTAAGTATCCTTAAAGACATTATTGCTAATCCACAGAACCAAGGTATTCCATATGGCTTTGTGATGAAGAATAACGCAATTGGTCTAGTAAACGTACAAAAGTATCTTGACGATAAGAATGTTGTTCTACACATTGACTATCAAAAGATTGTTAATAAAAACAGTATCCACGCTGAGTACGAACTTATCAACGAAAACGACCCAACAAGTCGTGTTCCATCACGCATTATTGACAAACTAATCGACAGCTTGTCCGGTATTGACGCAATTGGTCAAGTTGTTCCTGATCCAACGCTAAGTGCAGCCAACAGAATTGGTATTAGTATCCGTCCGTGCCAGACTATGGTTATCGACCGCGCTAAAGCAGTTGAGAACTTTGTTAAGTATGTTAACGGTGTATTGATCAAGCACCCAATTGTGTACCAATACAGTTTATTGGGTATGGAAAAAGTTGACCCGATTCCAGCAAGCACTGAATATGACAAAGTTGTTCCAGTTGTTGAGGATGTGGGCTACATTGATACAGCAGAACTGAGCGCAGGCTACCGAGTTCTAGTAACTAGCGACAGCACTAACAGCGGTCTATGGACAATTTATAGACTAGATGCTAACAAGGTATTCCAAACACATCGTATCCAATACTACAATACAGCCCTGTACTGGAGCAAAGTTGATTGGTATGCAAGTGATTACGACCCAACAGGACGTATTAATTACACAGTATCTGCTTACAAGGATATTGCCGCACTTACACTAGCCGCAGGCAACATTGTCCGCGTTAACTACGACGACAATGCACAGTTTGCTATCTATCGTGTTAAGAGTGATCTAACACTAGAGAAAGTTGGTATCCAAAATGGCACAATCCAGTTAAGCGAAACACTATACAACCTACCTAAGGGACAAATGGGCTGGGACGAGGACCGTTTTGATACAGTACGTTTCGACCAAACTCCTAGTATTGAAGTTCGCAACATCTTGTTAGCATTACGTGACGATATCTTCATCGGTAACTTAGGCGATGAGTTTAACAAACTGTTCTTTGTATTGGTTAATTACATCCTACAAGAGCAAACCAGTGTTGATTGGATCTTTAAGACCAGCTTTATCAACATTTTCCATCAGTTGCGTGAACTAAGCCAGCCACCTAGCTTTGTACTAGATAACCAAAACTATTATCTACAATACATCGACGAGGTTAAGCCATATCGTACAATTGTTCGAGAGTATGTTGTTGATTACACAGGCACAGATACTGTGGAAAGCAACGTAACCGACTTCGACTTACCTAGCTTGTATAACAAGACACTAGGCAAGTATCGTCCACCTAGTGGCGAACTAAGCACAGACACAGCACTAATTAACAATACCCCAGAATACCAATACTGGAAGAAGTACCACACATTCGCAATTGACAGTATCGAACTAAGTAACACTGGTTCGGGTTACTTAATTGAGCCTGTTGTTACTATTACTGGTGGCGGTGGTACCGGAGCAACAGCTACTTCTACTATCTGGGGCAACGGTGTTGTTAAGAGTATTAACGTTACTAATGCAGGATCGGGCTACACAAGTCAACCTACTATTAGAATTAACGGTACAGGTACAGGTGCGCTAGCGGCCGCACGCCTAATTAACAAGACTGCACGCCAATTTGACAGCGTATTAAAGTTTGACCGCACAGCATACGACAGTGATGTTAAGATTTGGTCTAGCGCCAACGCTTATTCTGTTGGTGATGTGGTTGCGTACAATGGCGATGCTTATACACCAATTGATAGTGTACCGGCTTCTGCTAACTTCAACTTTGATGCATTCCAGTTATTAACTGGTAGCGAAGTTGGCAATGCTAACGACCGCATTATTACATACTTGGCAAGCCGTCAACATCCTAACTTAGACCTTGCAACAGCACTAGGACAAGAAGTTGACCGTAACTTAAACAACAGATTCTACCTAACACAATACATCAATGGTATTGAGTACCCTGGTGTTAAGGTACAAGGTCTGCCATTTAACGCAAACATCGGCGATACAGCACTAATTGACTCGGTAATTCAAAGTCGTTACATTGATACTGGCCTAGGACAACGCCCAGAAGACATTATCATCGATGGCGGTGCGTATATTGACTACTACTCAAGTCATGCACCAGAAGAACTATTGCCTGGTGTAGTACACGAAAGCGTTGACATTTCTGTGTTTACCGCCGAAGTTGTTAGCCAAGCTAATACTACGGTCTTACCTGATGGTGTAACTTTTGCATATCGCGAGTTCCTGGACATTAACGGTGGGCATGAATACCATCGCATTAGCGGTTTCTCTACAGCTTACTTGGTAGAAGCAATGACAATCACTTCTAACGAAATTATTGTTAACGATTCAACTGTATTACCGACACCAGATCTAGTACGTGCTATTCCGGGCGAACTATTCATTGACGGTGAGAAGATTACCTATTGGGAAAACGATACAGATAATAATACATTACGCAATATTCGTCGTGGTGTTGGCGGTACACCTATTCAACCACACCTAATTAGCACAATTGTTTATGATGTAAGCGCCCAACAAGCTATTCCAGATTTGAATCCACGTACTGCTATTATCAGTTCTAATAGTTCATTTAGTAGTAATACCTCTATTAACTACTGGAGAGCAAATGCGGCTAGCTCGATTTTCACTACAGTTGACAGACCAACTTACAAACTAACAGTAAGTGGTAACATCACAGCTAATGTTGGCGATATTATTACACAGGCATACAGTACAGCTAATGCAGTTGTTCGTGGCAATGTAGTAAACAGCAGAACAGTTGCAGTTGTATTCAACTCCGGCGAGTTTACTACAGCAAATTCAAACTGTGTAATTTCCATTGCAGGCACAACTACTACACGTTCTGCTAACTCTGTTGCAATCTTAGGTGCAGTACGCCCAGATGGTAATGTTGTCATCACTTCAACTGGTGCAAACGTATACATTTATCAAGACAAATTGGCATGGATTGACTATGACTTCCGTGACCAGGGCTTGCAGTTCCAGGATTCTGGTAGCTTGCCGGCTCGTGCATTCTTGGGCGAAGGCGCTACTTCTGCTACGTTAGACCTAACAAATTACTATAGCACAGAAGATGCAGAGTCAGTAAATACAATATTGATGACAGAAAACTCACAACTAATTATTAAGGAAGATTAAAAATGGCGATTAAATTCAGTCAACTACCAAAAACATCCAGCATTGACAGCACGTCACTTGTGCCGGTTGTTACAATTGGTATGAGCTCAAACGTACTAGGCGTAGCCACTGGTACAACACTGGCATCATTTGTTACAAGCACAATGACAGCAAGTTTGGCTGCAATTGATGCAAATATTGCAACGCTACAAAGCAATGCTTCTGCACAGCAAACCTCGATTGGTTCGTTAGTATCCGGGCAAGCTAGCCAAGGATCATCTATTAGCATTATCCAAGGACAAATTACTAGTTTACAATCTAATGCGGCTGCACAAGATGCACAAATTACTGCGGTACAGGCAGCTACACTAGCAGGTGTTGTGAACTCTGTGCTGGTTACAGGCCCGCTTGTTAAGTCAGGTAACGCTACATATCCTAATATTAGCATTCCTGTTGCAACATCTAGTGCAAACGGGTATCTAAGTAGCACAGATTGGAGTACCTTTAACAACAAAGCACCAACTGCTAATCCTACATTCACAGGAACAGTAACAACACCAACAGTTGTGCCATCATCAAACGCCGCAAGTAATATTGGTAGCCCAACATTACAATACAATACTGTTCATGCTCGTGCAACATCTGCACAATACGCTGACTTGGCAGAAATGTATCTAGCAGATCGAGTATATCCTGTAGGTACTGTGTTAATGATTGGCGGCGAAGCTGAAGTAACAGCTTGCCAATTTGGTGTTAGAGCAATTGGCTCAGTATCTGCTGATCCAGCATACTTAATGAATTCGTACTTGGAAGGTGGCACACCAGTGGCACTTAAAGGTCGTGTTCCTGTAAAAGTAATTGGTACTGTTAAAAAAGGACAAAACTTAATTGCTGGGAATAATGGTTGCGCTACAGCAGCCGTATATCATTCTAGCGAAGTATTTGCTATTGCACTAGAAACTAGCGATGACAACGGTGAAAAACTCATCGAAGCACTAATTCTCTAAGCTAAAAATAGCGATAAATAACATATGGAACAGAATAAAGAGCAGGACACACCAAAAATGGAAAATCAAAAGCCAGAACGTAAACCAGATGAAACAGGTGGTATCCATGTGCAAGGGCACATTA